TTGTATTTTCTGGAAGTATTTATATTATTTTATTAGTATCCTTAAAACATTTTGTTTTGGTTATAGGTGCTCAATATCCGTATACAGTAGCATCGACTGTGGAATAATCATCTATCTCATCCGATTCTTCATCTAACCAATCATTTTCACCATAAGCCGTAACCGGACTAACAAGAGTACTATCAGGTGTTTTTAGGATACTCTTAGCGCTATCAGATTCCTCTGCATATCTAAATGGTTTAAGTATAAATTCCCATACCAATTTCTTCAATTGAAATATCCTGGTCTCCTCATGCACATCAACAATTTCATAATGGCGTTGGTTCCATAAAGTTATCAATGTATCTCCTGCCTTTGGATTGTATCCACCACTTACATCTCTAGTGAAGGTGCTTTTAGGCATTTCAGCATATTGAATCATTTCTTCAGAAGTGATACCGAATGAATTTGTCATTGTCACTTCTTCAGTAGGTTCATAAACCACCTTTGTCCTACCTGCCAATTTATATGATGTTCTGGTTGATTCACCATACAAGTCATCCATTGATATGGACTCATCCCGAATATAATAATCCACCAGTATGCCAGCTATATCAGTATACTCCATAATATAGTCATTATATAAATCATGCTCTGGGTTCTCTGTTATATCATAGAGATTCCAGGTAGGTTTTGCTTGGTTTATGTTGGCCATTATAGCATTTCCACCAATCTATTTAACCGTTTATCAAACTCTTCCTTCATCTCTCTAATTTCTTTAAGGATCTTATCCTTCTTAGTTGTTACCATTACTGGGTTTGTCTTTTCATTCTCAACAATATTTTGATATGCTTCCTGTAGTTTATCCATAATGTTCTCCTAATAACCCAAACTTATTCCGAGACCTTCCCAAACTAATTTTTCCGGGCATCTCCAATTATTTTGAATCTCCATCCTTTGTATCCTTTTGTTTCTTTCTTAATGTGCTGTTGTATTCCGGATTTATTGAATCCTCTATCCTTGGCAAATTTTTTCATACTATTAAATATAAATGATTCACCATCTGGTGATATAGCCTCATATATGTATTTAACTTTAGCCATTCTACTTTTTTCTCTCATTTCTTCTGTCCATTCAAATTTGCCTACAGTTGTACTTTTTTGTAATGCTAATTTATGCTTCAATCTTATCTCTTTCCCTTTTTCTTCACCATAACGTTCCTCAAATGTTTTACCTGTATTACTCTTATTATATGCCGTCATATGGGGATTTAATCGCCCTTTTAATGCTTCACTTATTTTTTTTCTAACCTCTGGCCGTTTAGCTGGGTTATTTTCACCAAGTATCTCAGGTCGTTTCTTACCGTACATAGGATTATTTTTACCTGAATTTAATTTACTTTGTTTTTTGCTCCATTCCTTTTTATATTCATCAGTTGTGTTATTCCAGAAATTCTTAACCCCATTACTCATATTAATTCTATTTTCTTCTGTTGGTATCCATCCATATGTTCCTGAACTACCACCTAATGTTAAGTTATAACCATTTGGTTTAAATGTATTGTACTGTTTGATATAGTGAAATTCCATCTCATCCAGTTCTTCTTTGGTATCACATTCCTCAATGACATCCCATTGGAAATTATATTCACCATATTTCCTAATAGCGTTATGGAAATAGTTATTATCATCACTATTTAGCTCTTTGAGATGACCTCTTTTTCTCCGTATTAAATTGTATACTGTTTGTCCTATGTAACATTTTCCGTTTACCTTATTCATTGCTTTATAAATTATCATATATTAAACCCTCCTGGAAGGTATTTATATAAATATGACAATATTTTCTAACCTATCCTAATACCCTATGGATATTCCCAATCCAGTCCAAACCTCTTCATCCCTAAGGGTTTCCTCTAATTTCTCTATCTCGGCATCCGCTTCGGATACCATTGTATCACCATCTAAGGATATACCTTGATTACCAATAGATGCAAATCCACCAAACTTCCTTCTTATCATTCCAAGTATCTTCTTACACTTCGCCGATGCATAGGATAAAATCCAATCCTCACCATAAAATTCATCATCACTATCACCATCAGACCATGAAGACGATTCCGTGCTTCCCTCAATCATATAACTTCTAAGTAATATGAAACCAGGTGAGTCAATTGTTATGGATGAGGTACCTGCATTATTTGAAACCAATAAACTGTTTCCTGATGGCGGTGCCGGGTGTATTTCCAAAGTGTTGGTGTATCTGTGGTACTTCCAATTATATTGTGTTGGTGTATATTTTTTAACCGTGGTAAGGAAATCTCTGGCTATATGATATGATATCAATGTATAACCATCACCCGTTGTGGATGTTATTCCTTCATATAATCCTTGTGTGTATAAAAAGTTATCCACTGTGAATAGAGTGTTGATACCACTACCCATTCCTGAGTCATCATAAGATAAAACATCAACCACTCCAGTAGGTAAATCATAAAAGTTTTCACCGGCAGATAGCGCTATAGTGAAAAAGGTTTCATGTGTGGCTTGTCCTGCCGCCCACTTGATATACTTACTCCTTGCAAAATCAATTTGGTCATGAATGGTTTTCTCATCCAGCTCAATCTTTATACTGGGAAACCCGAGTTCCCGTAGGATCCGATCTACAAGGTCCGATTTCTTCATTATGCTGCCTCCTTCATACATCTCATTTCATACATTATAATTATTCCCCTTATACTCATATCTATTTATATAAATTAGTCCGTAAATGGGTTGGATGTAACCCAACTAAAATCTTCAATTTCTTCCTGTAGGTCGGCAAGTATACCCCATATATCCTCATCCTCACCCTTTTTAAATTCATAGGTTTCATCAAGTATATTCATTTCAATTATATATAGTGCCCAGTATAGTGCGGACACACAATCATGTGGTTTATCCTTACCAAAGAACTTCTTATTCTCCTCAACAAAGGACCCAAGTTCTTCCAGTGTTACAATATCACGCAAGGTAATACCACCATCTTCAATCAATTTCTTCATTAGAAGTACCGCTTTCGGTTTGCTCTTTTTCGTAGCTGTTATGCCAATACTATTTATCTTAGATCCGCTATTTACAAGATTTTCATTTTCATATTCCCACCATAATCTATTAACTACGGCACTACCCTCATTGTTATTCTCTGCCATTATGTAGGCATCATTATAGAATTTGGATAGACGATTTATTATTTCCGCAAACTCATATACATCAGTAAGGTTATCTCTGAACACAACCACTTGTTCCATCATAATAGGTTTCATGGATGTTATTTTCATTACTTGAACAACAGACCAGTTTTCACCAGTACCTTTTCCAACATCAACACCCATAACATATGCCGCTCCATCTTTAGGTTCTTCCCATATTCTAAGGCGTCTATTCAGATCCTCCTTAATAGGTTCTGTCCATCTGGATAATAAGTCTTCCAGTACATCGGTTTTAATGACCGTGTTTGTACTGCCGAGAAAAATAACTTTGTATTCCTGATTAAATTGTTGTTGACCTAAGTTACCAATCTGCTCCTTTGCCCATTCATCATCTCTACCAGGAACTAATTCCCAAGATATTTTCATATTCTTAAAGGAATTCATTTTACGCTCTGCTCCATCATACAGTCTATGAAAGAGATTAAAGAGACCGTTTGGTGTGGAGACAACTATGACTTTTGATGATGTGGATGATGATATGGTTGGATAGTTAGCTGCCCAGAAGTCCTCGGCCTGGTTGCCAGGCACGAATGCAAACTCATCGGCAATTAACATGTTCATTGATTCACCACGAAAAGCATCTGGTGATGTAGCGGATATAATAATCTTAGTACCATTTTCAAATGATATAAAGGTTTTGGAGTATTCTGTAACCCCTGGTTTTAGAAAGTTTGGTAGGCATTCATAAGATTTTTTGATTCTGGCAAGAATCATTTTAGCTGAGGATTCTTTATTACTAACGATGCCTATTTGCTTATCTTTGTTGAAACAGGCATACCAAAGAACGAAGGCCGATACGGTGGTTGTGTTATGGGATAGAATTCCATTAGAATAGTATTTATGACCGTCTACTTGAAGGTCATACATGTTTTCCCAATGTCCAAGATTGATTATGGACCTAATCATAATAGGACCATCAATAGTGTTAATGGTATCACCAGCTTTTAAATCTTTAGTGAATATTTCCTTATCATCCTGGAATAGTATATGGTCATCAGCACACTCTATATACTTACCATCCATTAGTTTTATGTGATATACTTCATATGGTACTGTTTTACACACTTTTTGTATATCTCTCCATCCTGTATCAGTCTCTACTTCATAGTCTGATACATCAAATACCGCTTCAAATTTCCTATTCTGCTGTTCCATATATAAATTCCTTACATATTTCTATTACTTCTATCTTATTTGTTTTCCAATCACATTCTTTAACATGAAACACTTCATATCCTTCATTTATAATACCCATATCTCTAACCTTTTCTCGTTCAATGTTTCCCTCTCTTCCATGCCAATAATCACCATCAAATTCTATTATCTTATCACCATCTTTTATTAAGAAGTCAGGTTTACAAAATGTGTTACCTATGTCTAATCTGTATTCATAATTTCTACCGCTACCGTCTTTGTTTCCATCTACATCTAACTGGGCAAAATACACTTCCTTGAAATCGTTTTTTATGTTTTCATATAACATCCAGAATAATTCTTGTGATACCATGGAGTAATTTTGTTTCTTGTAGTTAGATAACCATTTCCTCTGTCTATCCTTCCATACCTTTAATCCTTCTTCCTCGCCATATTTTTCAACACATTTTTCCTTACTGAATGTTGTTTGCCTTTGACTAAGTAACCAATCAGCTAAATCGTAGTTACCTTGTGCATCTTCAAGATAGTATTCTCTATTAGTGGTATAGGATCTATTTTCTTGGGCCTTCTTTAGAACACTTTCCCTATAATCTTCACCTTTATAGTGTATAAATTTTTTGGAGTATGGTGATAGTCTACCTCCATGCCGATATGCTGGATTCTTCTCACCTTTAACATTATCACTGAACTTTTTAAGTGTGGAGCTATGATATATATC